CCCACCAAAAGGCGATATTGCGCTTCTCTCTCGAAGATATGCATGGCAAGTCAACTTGGGAGGCTCAATACCCCACAGCCACTCTGCCAAATCTGCGAGCCAAGTTCGGGCATACCGGTTATCAGCGAGAGATACTTGGACAGCCGGTTATCGAAGGGAACATCTTCAAGAACCACTGGTTCACCAAGTATAGGAACCTACCGGAGCCATCCCAGATGAAGCGGGTCTGGCTCTATGCCGATCCAGCCTGGGGGGAGAAAGGCTGCTTCAAGGCCATTATCTCCATAGGCTATGATGGTAATCGCTTCTATGTGATCCATGTCTGGATACGCCAGACTGAGAACACCAAGTTCTTCAGATACTACTATGATACCTATCAGGAGCTTGATCGAATCTATAGAGTGAAAGCCAGAGCAGCTTGTGAAACTACCTATGGTCAGGCACGTATCCTTGCCGATTTTGATCGGTGGGCAACTGACAATCATCTGCCTCCGATATCTCACAGAATAAAGCGGATAGACAACAAAGATAATAAGAACCTGCGTATAGAACGCACCGAGACCATTATCGAGACGGCTAAGGTACTCTTTCCTGAAGGTCAAGACACACCAACACTGATCAGTCAGTTCCTTACATATCCTGATGGCTATATCGATGGCTGTGATGCCTTGGCTGGCTGTCTGGAACGCTTCTCCGAATACGATATTGGCAGGAACAGAGTCAAGGTCCGAAGGTTCAGCTTCTAATGAACTACTATGATCAGCTAATGCTTGAGTACTATAGGGTCTTGAATAATGCCTGGAAAACCGAGATCAGAGATGCGACCCGACTCGCCATCCAAATGCTGAGTGACATGCCACGTGCTGAGAAGATCAACAAGAACGCCATAGATAAGCTTATGGGCATCATCAATACCCAGTTGGGAGACGACTTCGCAGCTATGGTCAATGAGCCCACCAAGGCGATAATAGACCGCTGTATGCGGCTCGGACTCAAGGACACCCAGGTACAGGCTCCCACCAAGACTAGTATCGGGCTTTGGGGCATCGAAGATCAGCATCTCTCATCCACCATTCAGAAACAGCAGTTGTTCTGGATCGGGAACCACTTTGAAGCAGACGTACGTCAGAACTTCGCAGATACTCTCACTAAAGCTATCGAACAGGGCTATACCAAAGAGATGTTGGCTGATACCCTTAAAGACCAGTTCAATGACCTTGCCAATCGCTCATCCCATTACTGGCAGGGACTGGCAGAACATACTGCACTCAGAATCCGAGAGTTCGGAAGACTGCAAGGTTATAAGAAAGCGAAAGCCAGATACTATAAACTTGTAGTGATACTCGATGACCGCACCAGTGACATCTGCCGGGCTCTGGCTGCCCAGGACAAGGTCTATCCCCTAAACGATGCTCTGGAAGTAATGGATAACCTCATGGCTCTGGATACCAAGTCCAGCAGCCTGGATGATGCCCGGGAGTATATCAAAGCTCTTGCACCTTGGATCAAGGATGACCAGATCGAATACGACTCAGAGATGAACCCAGTCGGGGTCTCCGGAGCGCATACTCCATTTCCGCCGTTTCATTGGAAGTGCAGGACAATGACAGCCATCTTATAGTTAACAATCATCTAGGCCTTAACAGAAATATCTGGCATTTCAGTAGTTACTTCAGTGTCAACAAATGACCTTTGCTCCCGAATGATCTTTCTCTTCTCGATAGCTGGAGCAAGACAGAATAAATCGAATTCCTCTTTATCAATCTCCGAGGCATTAGAAACATGAGGGAAAAGCAGCTTAAGGTACGCTGTCGCTAACTTGATTATCGCCTTAACGTCTCTTGTATCTGAATTTTGTGGGATTTGAATTAGATCTGAGACGATTTGACTATAATGGGAACAATTCCTCAGCTTGTGTAATATCTCGCTAAAATACTCTACATTAAGAGTGTATCCGTTTACTATAAGACCCTGATTAAGCCTGATAAGTTTCCAGCCCTCAATGAATCCATGAATTCTATCCATGAGTGCAGAAGATTGAAAGAAACTGGGCAATGATACAAAGTATCTATTTGATAATGGACGCCAGTCCGGTGATAAAGAAATGTTCCCCAACATCATAAGTCCCGCTTCAGATGATCCGCTATAATTAGCAACCGTAAAACGACCACTTTCTAGGTAGTTTTTCAACGCTCCTAATAACTCATCTTCATTAGCGAACTTTATCGTCTCTATCTCATCAAAAGTCACGAAATCGTAGTTTTCAATTATACCAGGAGTTCTTCTGCCAATATCGTACAAGAGTTTTGCCCTTGATACCACTCCTCCGCTAAACATCCACGTATATTTACTTAGATTGCCAAATACATATGATTTTCCTGTGCCCTTAGGGGCAAGTTCTATCAAGTTGAGGTTAGGCTCAACAAAAATCAATAACCGAGATAGAAAAAGTAGTTTTCGGTCGATTGAGCTAAAACCTGTTTGTGTATCTTTATTATCAGGATTATACTCCATCGATCTTATAAGTAAGTCAATCCATTCGTACACGGTGAAATTTTTCCTTGCTGATTTGAAGTATTCTAGGTCTACCTGATATGGTTGGAATGGTTTATAGTCAATAAGTTGTACATGCCCACTGACATTGCCCATAGGGGGTACATATACTAAAGTGATAACGCCCCAATGCTCTCCGTCTGATAGGTACTTTTCGTGTTTCTTGAAAACATAATCGGGTATGATACCAATATTTAACGAGATACCGTGGTCTGGGATCTCGAATTTAAACAAGTCATTTTTTAGATCAACCTGAATATTGAATCTGGATAGTATTTTTATTGGTTCCTTCTGTGTTTTTAGCTTAACGAGTATGCTTTCATCCTTACTCGGTATATGATTATCCATGAAGCTAATTAAGCCGTCCACATCTAATGAGCCATCTGAGGAAGTATACTTCTTGATTAGCCAATCTTTGATGAATGACGGTAGATTCCTACTAGAAAAAGCGTTGTACCTGCTCTTGATCTTAAGGACAGATTCATCTGGGAAATACTCGCATATTTTCACGTCAAGTGGGTTCAAAACAACTCCTCCTGTATTATACCTGATTTTATTAATAACTCGATGTCACAGTTCTGACCATCAGCGATTAAAGTTGCACCATAGTGGCCTGAGTTTAATCCTTTGAAACTACATGTCCAATGATCTTGATTAAAAGTCATATTAAACCTATTTCCTTGCACTAATATGAAAGGGATCCCTAAAGGTTTTGGCTGGATAGTGAGTTCAATTACTGGATTATTCGCTGTAACTCCAAGGAAACGAGTCGGTTTAACTACCAATCGCTGTTTTTTGACTCTTCTAAGTTTGATAAATGGGATTAGAATTTCTTCTGGAGTTGCCCCCCCATGGGCTTCGAACGGTGGCCTATTTCCAAGAGAAACATGCTTCAACGCTATCAAACACCTTCTATCGTGCATATGTGGAGATTCTACTACGTGGAGAATTTTTATCTGATCAGAAGCGAAGTCGCTGCCGTCTTCAATCCATTTATAGCGGCCACCATGTTCAGTATCAGACATACCTAGACCCTTGTTATCAACGAATTCTTTAATACACAAATACGATGAGCCATGATCAGAGCTGATTACAATAGAATCACTAGAACTAGCCAATATCTGCCTAACAATCGATTGAAGTATTGATATTTGTCCTAGTAATACCTGGCTCATATTATTAGATATCTGATTGCTATGAATGTATTTATCGAGATCTAGTATGTGAAGAGAATCGGGTATTCTATTAACATCAGTAATCGTGGGCAGAAATACTCGTCTAATATCTACACTTTCAACAAACCACTTATTGTCTACGTCTAGTTCTTTGATTAGATGCAGTAACAATGGTGTCCATTCTGCTCCAAGGCAATCAACCCAGTATACATCGTCATGTTCGTTAGAATGGTCAGGAAGTTGTTGCTTGTAGTACCATTCATATAGACCTTGTGCATCGCAATTTACTTTGCTCAGGATATTGTCGATCTCAGGTTGTCGCTTCCAAGTAAGCTTACCCAAACAATATTCTTTAAAATATGTTGTAAGCCATTTGTTGCAACCCTTGGAAATGAAATCGAATCCATCCCAGTTTAAATACTCAAACAGGATTGTAAATCTACGGCGAAAAACAGGAGATTTGATAAAGGATGCGTCTTGTCGCAGTTTTTTTAACACATAAAGTGATTCACAAATCAGAAGTCCCGTAAGAACATCAGGATTACTATCCACAAAATCGACTCGCTTATCAAGTTCGGAACTAACTTGGCTTTCGAATTCATCGGTTGGTTTGCCCAATTCTTTGTGAATAAAAGTTAATAGATTGTATCTCTCGTGTAGCCACCGTTTACTACCAGGTTGTTGAAAAGCGTATACCCAGATGTTGTGAATCAGTTCATTATCCGAATATTCAGAAAGAGACTCAAGACAAAGACGGAAGTTGTCATGCGTGTCATCTCCATTACATTTCGATTGGTACCAATTGCTTAACAACCATTTTTCCGATGCACCAGTTAGTTTCAAAAAATGCTGTATAAATGATCTCTGGCTTAGGTCTAAAAGGCAATATTCAAACCTCTTGCTAATGTAGCTATCAAAGTCGAATTGAGCAATTGACTGGGGTGACCTTAGGAAGGTACCATACAAGTCTACCCAATACTCAAAATCTTTTGTTTTGTACTGGAATGGAATTACTACATTGAAAAGTGATTGAATCAGATCACGATAATTACTGACTTCGTTAGAAGATATGAAGACCTCATCTGGCAAGAACTGCTTTGCTAAATAGTTCAGATTCGCTGAAGTAGAATAATATCTACTTTCATAGTCGTTTTTCCAAAGTGAAAGCCATGCTTGTGCATTGGTTATAAATTTAGGATCATTAGTTACGGGAAATGTGACACGATATATATCTGACATAGTTACATCGTCATTGTGTAACTTCCAAATTGGAGCCCACTGATGCTTCCTGGAAAAATCCTGAAGTACGAAGTTTTGAAAGGGTGTCCAGATTCCGTATAAAGGTAAGTAAATCCTATTGTTGACAGTTGGTGGATTTTCAATGCTATCCATAAGATAGTTGAAGAAGGATATAAACTCATTATTTTGATAAAATCTTAGTACTTCTGAGATAGGATATATTACCGAGTTAGGATTAGACAGTAAATCCTCAATCTTCGTGAATATATCTTGTTTTGTGGGAAACACGTCAGCGTTACACAAAGCACTCAAATCGATATGGTTGTCCGTTATCTTGCATAAATCAATGACCAATTCTCTGTACTGGGTCATGTTTTCAGAAAATATAAACCTGACAGGGTATCTACGATTCGCCATATCGCTGATCTTTGATTCTTCGATAATCTCCAGCATTAGATCATCTATAGAGTTGAATACCTTATACATCGATTCCTTCTTCACGTAAAGCCTTGATAGCCACTTCTATGGTCTGAGGAACAGATGATAGTATTCTCTCTATGATGAGTATTGCCTGAGGGTCCCATCCAGCATTTGTAAGGCTATTTACTATCCTCATAGTCGCTAAATTATACTCTTGAACTGAATCAACTGTATCGTTGTTATCTTCAGAATCACCATTTGCAGTGTCACCCATATCAGGGCCATTGTCACCTGTAGTATTGTCGTTGCCATTTGATGTGTTAACACCACCATTAGTAGCGCCATTGCTGGCTTTCTGCAAAAGGAATGTAAGTACTCTATTGTGGGTGGTAACCTCGTCCTCGCAGGTATAAACTAGCTCTTCACCGGAGTTCTTGATGATGTATTCTTCAATCGCATCAATATCTAGTTCCGAAACATTATCTACTGCCTTCAACTCAAGCCACTTTTTGAAAAGCTCCGGGTTATTTTTGGTGTCATTGAATATAATTCTGAGATCAGTTTGTGTTGAGGATATTTTATTATACGTCGTGTGAACAAACTCACTAGAGTATTCTTCGTCTTTGACTGCCTTGAATAACTCAATGATTGAGTCCAAAGCACTTATTACTGCTTCGTTACCTTGTGCTATATCGTGATATTTTGCGATCCACAGAGGGTATCGAAACTTGTTTTTTACATAATCTAGGGCAATGTCCCAAACTATCTGCTTTAAACTATCTTTCTGTTTTGGATTAAAAATTTCGCATAGCAGTTTGATTAATTTGTCCTCGTGGGGAGATCCGATTCTGATTGTCAGTTTCTTACTATCCACTTGCTCATTCTCTGATGCGTATTCAAAGAAATTTACAATAAGTTCAATCATGTCCTGAGCATTTACAACTTTAGCGCTATCCTTCAAGTAAACCTTGCCCAAATATGGTTTGAATAGCCAAGCTAGCATACCGTAAAATACTGTACACGGATAATATCCGTAAGGTGCCTCAGATAAGAATTTAAACTTCTTACCAATGTTAACGACGTTCCCAGTATTCTCGTTCATAATCTTGTCAAACGTAAGCTTAGTCTTCGATATTATGTGCTCAGAGAATCCCTGTGACACTGAAAAATCGTTGTTCAGTGCATCTTCACCCTTCTGGGTATAGTAGAATAAATACAGATAGGCGTAAGATGACTTAAGTTGGCTTTCAAATTCTTTTTTATTATCTGACAGCAATATTGCTTGGGCTGCCTTTCGAGATGTCTGTCTCTTCCACATAGTTGAAGTGGCTATTTTATTGTTTTTACTGCTTAGTACCTCAGGCCCCAGATAGAAAAACTGAAGAGACAAGTTATTATTGATGAATTCATCATATTTGTTCAACGGAATACGTTGCTCAACTAGAATGCTAGAAGGAAGTTGAGTGATTACTGTGACGTAACCAAAAGATAGCTGCTTGATCCAGTTATTGATAATCAAAGACTGTTGTTTCTTATATCCTGATAGCTCGTCATAACTGAGGTTTTGACTTTGAGCTACAAGCTCATAAGCTTTGTAGTGAAGCACTTTCTTGTAGTCTTCAGTGCTAAACACAGTATCTAGTATGGTAAACACATAAGGTGGTCTGTCCAGTTCAGACTGCCAATCAAGGGTTTTTACAAGTTCTTGAGCCTCTATCAACTCTGCTTGATGAAGACCAATAAACACAACGTGGAGAATTTTGTAAGTTCTCTTTCGTGCTTTATATATCTTCGGCATTAATTCGTGTTTTTTAATACTTGCGGGCACGATTAGGCATTCAAGCGTGAGAGAATCAGCCGTTTCTCTCAACACATTCTGGAGTAGCATTCTTGATATATCAAACAATTGGCTATTATCTGCTAAGTCGGTAAAATCAGTGGTTTGTTTAAGCAGCTCATCATATTTTTCTTGTACTTCGTTATATGGAATTCGTGAGCTACCAATTTCGTACAAGCCACTTGGATTTTTCACAATTATGTGCTCATGATCTATAAACCCAAGACACTCAGTGACACTCTTTGCTACCTCTGATCCCTTAAACATGAGCGAAACATTCTCCTCATTTGGCTTTAGAAGAGATGAACTTATGCCATCAGCTACTTTAAGTGTTTTAACGAAAAGGTTCAACAACAACAATCCTTTGTATATCTTCATATAGTTGTTATCTTTCTTTTTTACTAAATCACTATATGTATTGTAATTACCAAGAATAGAGAGCGAGTTGACATCGTCCATTTTTTCAAGTTCTGGCAGAAAATAGTCAAATATCAGATCGACTGTTAGAAAGTCATTAAGCCCATCCTGAGGATTAGTCTTTATGTACCTGACAAAACCACGGTTTTCATCATGCAGGAAGTTGAATATACTCCTCTCTCTTGACCCAATAGTTCGAGCAAAGTAGGTAGACAAATATGCTGAATACGGATGTATTGGAAACAAATCTGACAGGCTTCGTTTGACCTCTGCACTACTACCATCAAGAATGCTATCTACCAGACTACCAATATCATCACTATGTCTGCTCTTTAGCTCTTCCCACTTGGTTGGATCATTTCTTTGAATTGCTGTGGACATAATCTGATATGTAGTGATTGGTTCCATCGAATAATCAAAATCTTTGATCCTTTCTTGCAGATGCTTAATATCCGAAGGCGATAGAGGAGTTTGTTCTGGTCTTCTATGACTAATAACGTACAGATAAACTTCGTGTTCCAAATCTTTAGATAACTCTGCAATGTTCTGAAGAATACTCAAATAGCTTCCACTATCAGACATCTCAAGTAAACTTGTAAACTCATCCCACATGATAAATAAACCTGAGTATCCATGTTTGGATTTAAGAATTTGTTGTGTCTCTCCTAGCCAGTATTCAATATTGTCTTCGAAAGTGAGTTTAAAATCTGATACTTTCTCCCATAGCTTCAATACCTGTGAATCATAATTCTCAAGTTTCTTTATAAGATCACTAGAATTGCTCACGACGCTTCTCAGCTCTTCATTACTCTCAATGACTTTATCCCAGTCAATATGGAGTTTGTTGTTTGTTATGTACTTGATAGCTTTTGAGAATTCTGTCTCTCTGACCATATTAATACCTGAATTCTCTAGGGCTTTTGCGACTGCTTTCTGTATTGTGAATGCAAAATCCCTTGAATCAGATATTCCGCTACTGCCTTTGATTACTACCGGGAAAAGCCTCTTTCTCTTTCGAAGATCTCGAAGTCTCGATGTAAGCTGTACATTGTTTGAAAACCGACTGGATAGGAAATCGTCTATCGATTCTATGTCATCAGATAACAAGTGCTTAACTACTGATGATGCATGAGATTTTCCTGAGCCATATGAGCCTATAATCCAAAATGATTTTCGATCTTTCGGGCTTTTTGTATCAATCGAATCTATTACAGCTTTCAATATGGCTATAAAGCGTTCCGTGGGCACAAAGGTTTTCCAATAACATTCTGATTCATGAATCAGGTCGAATGTATCAATGAATTGATCGTTTAATGATAGAATATCTGAGTATCTCATGACTGCCTACTCCTAGAGAAATATCTGTTCAAAGCTCCGATTGAACCATAGTCCTTATTTAAGTTAACATTATCGAGATTTGCGACTAGATCAACTTTAACAAGATCACTGTCAAATTCTTGAATACCCCTAAGTACTTCGCTAAAATTCGATAACTGTAGCCCGAATATCTTTATCGGACTGCCAATTGATTTCGAATCGATTAATTCCCTTACTGTTAGGTAATATTTGTTATTCATCTCTGCGTATTTATATAGCGCATAAATCATTGTCGCAGTATAGACATGCATAAGCTTACGTTTTGTGACCTTTTCAACTGATCTGCCTTTCTTTTCGAGTTCTCCTATTCGAAACAGACTTCCAAGAGGGCTGTTGTCAAAAGTGTTTAGTAATGCACTTAGTGGATTATTCAATGTTGAACGGGCCATACTTGGGTACTCAATTAGAAGTAGCTCAAGCAGTTCGTTTTTTGTGTAGGAGTGATCAAAAGGCAGCGAAACATACCAATTAACGATAGGAGAGTTATGGAACAGATTCACCCATATTATCTGCCAGACGACGTCATTATCGTCGCAATTACTTAATAACCCAACTAATTCAGTCGGCGAGTTACTATTAGTTAAGAGGTCTGCGTCCTTAAGCCATCTTTTGAAAGACGGTATCTGATCAGACCCTAGAGTATTGGTCTCAAACCAATTTTCGGGATCAGATAAAAACGATTTTACCCACATATCTCTCATGCCAAATTTCTTATAGCGATCTAAACCTGTCGAACTCCGTTTCATTTTTTCTCCTCCTAAAGGTAAGTGTAAAGACTGAGCAAGAATACAACCTTTATCTATCGACGTGCTACACTTGTGGCAATGTATACACGTTTCATTTATCTTCAAAGATGGCTTAAGCGTTATTGCCTGTATCGGGCATTCAACTTCACAAAGACCGCAATGAACGCAATATGTAGCTTTGTTGATAATTTTTGTAAGCAATCCTCTGATCACAGGGTATTCATTAATGTTCTTAGAGGTCAACATCATAGTCGAGTCATTAACTTGTGATATAACAACTTGGATATAGACACCTTGTACCAATATCTCAACTTCTGTTCTGTCGGCTCTCTTTGAGATTGATAAGTTGCCCAAAGTTTTCATCCACTCGAGCAGATTCTCTCTAGGGCATCTAAGGACCGCCTTATATGATTCTGCTGAAATAACTATGTCGTTAGACACACCAAGATTATCAACGCCTATCCCTCCGGATCGTCCAGCCCAGGACCTATCTGCTATATATGTCTTTATTTTTTCTGAGTCTGTCATCCCACGTGCGATGGCTAGCTTGTGTATGTGCTTAACAAATTTCTCAGTTTGCTCCGGGAAAAGTAATCCTAGATAGTAATTAGCTGGCTTTGAGGCAAATGGGCATACTGAGCAGCCCACTCTCCACATACCTTGCCTATATGCTTTATTGATTTCGATTTCTCTAAGAAACAAATATAGAAAAACCTCTGTAGTATTCCATTCAAAGATTGGTCTTGCATTTATCAGGTTTATATGTTTCACATCTGAAGCTAATCGTTTATACTTGTTCCTACGACTACTTTCCTCTGCTCTTACACCTTCGAATACAATGGTATTTGCCAACCTTTTATTATCAACATGCTTTCTAAGAGTTTGGACAAATGGAACAGATTTGCATACTGAGCAGCACCATCTGATCTTTTGGCTCGGAGGGCCAAACAGCTCCCACAATTTATCGGTATCTGATGAGGGGTTAGCAGTAATAAAGTTAAATGCCGGATACCTAGATCGATATGATTTAATAGTGTAATCTACTGTATCTTCCACAAATGGAATTTCCATACCAGTATCTGTATAAATAACAATGTAATCATCTGGGTTAACAACCCTAGAAACAAGGTCAAGAACTACCTGAGAGTCTTTTCCACCGCTGAAGGCTACGGTTAGCTGAGACGGATGCTTGCTGTAGTCCTTCTGAACTCGGCGAATGAACTCTAATGCCTCCCCAACAAGATTGTTCAGTATGTCGGCATTACTACGAATTGTGTGAGCTAGGTCAACTGGCTCTAACCGCCCATTATGAATAATATCGATATCAGGTTTTTGATATAAATCGCCACCTGTTACTCGTGCGACAAGAACACCTTTATAGTAGTAATCTCTACCTAAAGCCCATAATAGTGGTGCATTTGTTCTTGGATATTCCCATTTATCAGCAAATCCCAATAAGTCGAGTTCTTCAAAGAACACCGGTCTTGGTGACACACTCTCATGGTCTATCGTATTTTCGAGAAGGATGATAGAGTTCTTCTTCTCATCCCATACAGCTTCATACATCTATTCAAATCTTTCCTTATTACTTCTTTCCTTGTCTGAACCATAGAAAAGAGATGTTCAAATAAGGCAAGCAAAATCTCCTTGGTATCCTGATACATCCTGATTTGTCAGCATACAGGGTAGTGCTTTCCTGGCTCCTGATCAATGATCACAACAGAACAAGGAGTAAGCATGACCGAAGCGTTGATGAACCGAATCAAAGCTCAGTTAGTCAGACATGAAGGTCTGCGGTTGAAGCCATACAGTTGCACAGCAGGTAAGCTGACTATCGGTATCGGCCGCAATCTCGATGACCGGGGCATCTCCCAGAAAGAGGCTTATGCGATGCTGGAAAGGGATATCCAAGACTGCGAGCAGTGGCTGATCGATGAGATACCCGATGTTTACAATAAGCTCGATGAGGTCCGTCAGTCGGTGCTACTCAATATGTGCTTCAACCTGGGCATCAAGGGTCTCTTAGGTTTCAACAACACCTTGGCTTTTATCGGTGCTGGAGACTGGGAGCGTGCCGCCAATAACATGCTGGCCTCCAAGTGGGCAAAGCAAGTGGGAATGAGAGCGATTGAACTCTCCGAGCTGATGAGGAAGGGCCAGTGATACCTATTCCGGTCGAGACCGATGCCATGCTCGCCATCCTCAATCTGCCCAAGGAGATGTCCAACAATGGCATCTTCAAGGAGCATCAGGGACTAGTACTGGAGTTGATCCACTCACTGGTTCTGCAGGAGCATTTTGAACGTGCAACTCACGATGACTTGCCAGAAGAGGAGCCATTCCTGATTTCTTTTCGTTTTGGGTTTTCGTTCCTGATGCTGCACTCTACTGCCGAGTTTCTCAATTTGAAGACCCTGGGCGAGGGAATAGTAAAGACCGTAGGATTAGACCAATCTGCCACCGAACTGCTCACAGGGAGCGAAATTGACGCATTTAAAGCCAACCTTGAGCAGAGAGCACTCACCACTTTGAGTTCCTATCTCAATCCTGCAGGTATGGATCGACTGAATGAACTCAAGCCCAGACAGCCTCGCCCTATTCGAGTGGGAGTTATCTGATGCCTAATCGTGATCTTACTTCTCCGGATGAGCTGATGATTGAGATCTACCGGGCTATCTATTCTGCCCTTGAGAGTCGTCTGCATCTTATCGGATCTGTGATCGATGCCGATTCCCGCAAGGAGATACTTGCACAGCAGATCTATGACAAGGGCGATTTCTACGGCAATACTGGTTATCTGCTCCAGACCACCGATTCTGCCATGATCCTGAGAGTAGGCTCCAATGTTCGTCATGAGCCTTTCGTTTTGGGCGGCGAAGTTCCTTCCTGGACTCCGATCGCTCCCCTTATAGCTTGGGTCGAACGCAAGCACCTGTCTTGGACTGATAAAGAGACGGGTAAAGCTCTGACCGTTGCCGAGATCGCTTATCTTATCCGGGGCAAGATCAAACGGGAAGGTATCGCTGCCCGTAACGTATTTGCTCAGGTTATCGCTAACCGGGAGCAGTGGATCTATCAGCAGTTGAACAGCATCGAGGTAAGTCTATGACCACGTTGGAGAAGTTCATCTTCCAAAGAGATCGCATCACTCAAGCATTGAATCTCGCCGGTATCACCGAAGTGCTGTATAACAAGGACAACATCCCCAAGAACCTGCCTTGCGCCATCCTGATCCTCGATTCCGAGACAGGTAAGCATGGCACTTCCCGGCAGTATGTGGATACCAATATCGCCTGGACAGTCTTCCTGATCGTCAATGCCCAGAATGCATCCGATCCGGACTCTGAACTATACTCACTCAAAGAGAAGTTCCGAGGTATCTACCTGAAACTGATGAACAGAGACCTGCCCAGTATCGAATACTACACTAGTCGCATTGATGGCACACGCCTGGTCAGGATCGCCAAGATAGACCTGCTTAAAAGTGGCGCAGGAGCGGGCTCATGAGAGTAATGCGTATCGGTGCCTATAACTTGGCGATCAGTTCGGCTGCTGATCTCCTGGATAGCAAATACAAGCCGGAACCCATAGATCTATCCAAGTATCAGCGGATCGGTAAGCAGTTGGTATCCAAGGCTGCCGAGACCAAGAAAGTGGTCTCTCAGCCCTACTCGATGAGCAATCTGCTCAACCTCCTGGATACCGATGAGTACCACTCCGGTTGTATCGATGCCCTGACCATGGCAACCATCATGCAGTTTGACTGCAAGAACAGCCAGGTCAAGGCATGGATGGAAGAGGCAGAATTTCCTGCTTGTGAAGACCAATCCACTATCCTGGCAGAGTTGATGAAGTTCTATCTGGCCTGTGGTAACGGCTTTCTGATCAAGATGCGTAATGCTCAGGGCCAGTGGATGGGACTGGAGCGCATGTTGCCCTCTGAGGTTCAGATTGTAGAGAACTATGACGAGTTCGGCTTCTTCAAACCCAACTACATCCAGGTCAAGAACAACCAGAAGAAGGACTTCGCCTACGAGGACATCATCCATG